AGTACTATTGGTAGAAACATTAGATAATGGTATTGCCTTCTATTTTGTAATTATTTACAGATACTAAATTATCAATTTTAGTTAGAATAGCAAAACCATGGTTCCATTCATTTATTTCCATGTAATCTGGTGCTAATTCACATAAGCAACCAATACTATAACCAATAATTGTTGTAGGCTTATCAATCCCATAAACTCTCTGTGAGCTCTGTGAGCTTTTATGAAAGTGGTTGATGATACAATTAGTCTTAAGTCTCATTAGAGCTGTTCTAGCGGGTACTACACCACCTGCTCCAGGAATCTTATCACCATGTTCTATAAGGAAGTCTCCAAAAACTACTTTAGTTCTAAATGGAATATATTCTATTTTGTACTCTGCAACATGTAAGATTACATCTAGTCTAAATTCATCCATGTCAAGTAGCTCAGATGCTTTTATTCTGAGATATCTTTCAAATCTGTTTTCATGGTTACCAGGTATAAAATAAATAGGAATACCAGGGAATCTTGAGCGCATATACTCAAAGAATTGTTTACCTGCTTCTATTTCATTTTTAAAGTGAACCTTTCTAGGATCTTTTTCATGGAATGAAAGCTGATAAAAGTCAAGTAAGTCTCCATTAATTAGGATACTATCAACTTCTTCTGCTTCCATTTTGTCACATGCAGTTTCTATTGCATCTTCATCATGGTAGGGGATATGTAAATCCCCAATAATACCTAATTTTTTACAGCCTGTAGGAAATGTAAAAGTTCCTCTCTTTTCTGCAAGTGAAGATGGCATTGATACAAAATTATTCATAACTTTAGTTTTAAGTTCTTGTTGAAAGTCTCTAGTAGCTAAGTTTTTTCTATGAGACTTTCCAGTTTGGCCTCTGTAATATCTAACTCTAATATAAACATTTTCAAAGGTGTTAAAGAAGCCTTTATTCTCTTCATATATTTTGCGAGCTAAAGTTTTGCTGGGTGCCTTTGGAAACTTTCCAAGGTATTCTAAAACAATTTTAGTATTTTCCTTGGCATTGTATTTAGGTTTTATACTCATAAGTACATAATAATATAATAAAAAAATACCATATGTTCAGTTTCAAACTTACTAAAAAGAATGGGAATTTAGTGCACATTAATGAAAGCACAAAGATTTCTTATCAATTATTTCTTGATAAACTTCAAGAGGGTCAGGAAGTTGAGGTCTTTATGGGACTAACTTCAGACAATGGTAGCTTAGCACAATTAGCTAAGGTACATGCATGTATTAGAGAACTAGCCAAAGAATCTGGCTATACATTTGATGAGATGAAATTTATAATTAAACAGCATTCTGGTCTTTGTTATGACGGAGGTGGTGCTGAATATTGTAAATCTTTTAAAGATTGTAGCAAAGAAGAACTAGCAATGGCAATAGAATCTGCTATTGAACTTGGTAGAGATTTAAATATTAATCTGGCTTAATATCTTTTTCAGTTATTTCTTTTTCCTCAAATTGATTAGTTTCAGAAGCCTGTCTTTCAATTTCAGCTAAAAGTAAAATAACTGTATAAATACTACGTTGAAGATTATCAAGGTCTTTATATTCTTTTGTTGTAAGATCTTTAAGGTATTGATCTTTATCTTCAACAGTAACTTGATTAAATAAATAAAAAGAGAGTGATTTACTCATTAAATAAAATGCTTTATTTACTGAAATATTTATTAAAGCATCATCTTTTATTTCTTTGATTTTTTGATTCATAGTGATAATTTTAACAAAAATAAAAAAAAATGAAAATAGAACTAGAAATTGATAGTATTAAACAAAAAATGTTTGAAAAACTTGAGCCCACTGGTTGGGGTAGAGTTTTTAAATCTTTTATATTTAGTTCTGAATTTACTGACATTCTTAATAAACTTTATACACTGAGTACAGAAGGTAAAAGATTTACTCCTCCGTTAAAACAAGTGTTTAGAGCATTTGAAGAGTGTCCTTATGACAAATTACAAGTAGTAATAATTGGTCAAGATCCTTATCCTACATTAGGTGTAGCAGATGGTATTTCATTTAGCTGTAGTAATACAGGTAAATTACAACCAAGTCTTAAATTCATTTTACAAGAAGTAGATAGGACAGTATATAACAATCACGTTATAAGTGAAGATCTTGATCTTAAAAGATGGGCAAATCAAGGTATATTGATGCTAAATACAGCTCTTACAGTAGAAGTTAGTAAAATTGGTAGTCATTATGATATTTGGAAACCATTTACTGCTTATTTATTAGATTGGTTAAATAATTATAATCCGGGATTAGTATATGTATACATGGGTAAAAAAGCTGAAGGATGGTCTGAACTTACTGGGGATAATAACCATAAGTTTACTGTTAAACATCCTGCTTCTGCTGTTTATAACGGCTCTAAATGGGATAGTAATGATATATTTAATAAAGTATCTGCTATAGTTAAAGAAAATAGTGGTAATGAAATAATATGGTAGTATGGAAGATATATTTTTAAGATTGGTGGGAGAAGGAATTACTCCAAATAGTTATTATGTTTTACATTGTGTAAAAAATAAAATAATTCCCGCATCTTATGTAAGCAAGGAGTTAGAAGTAAAAAGATTAATTTCTGACGGATGGTTAAATGAAGACTTGTCATTAACAGATAAAAGTATTATCTTTACTACTGAGATTGACGGATATTTTAAGAAGTCAAAAAAGAAAACATCTAAACTTTTATTGGGAGATAATTTTGAAGACTCTGTAAAGAAATACTCAGAAACATTTCCAAGTATTAAACTTGCCAGTGGTAAGTATGCAAGATCTAATCCTAAAAACTTAGAAAATGCATTTAGATGGTTCTTTGAAACTTATGATTATGATTGGGAAACAGTTTTGTTAGCAGCAAAGAAGTATGTTTTGGAATATAGGGAGATTAACTATCAGTACATGAGAACATCTCAATATTTTATTAGAAAGCAAAACACTGACAAAACTTGGGACTCAGATTTAGCTGATTACTGTGAAATGATTTTAAATAAACCAGATGATGAGATAATATTTATAAAAGAAAGACTATTTTGATACACATAAATTTAAAGAAGTTACTTATTGGAATTATTGGGAGTGTGTGTTTGTATCTAATAATTAACAATTATATTGTAGAAGTGAAGATTTGGCAGTATATAGCTATAGAAGCTATAATTACCTTATCTCATTATCTATATGATAGAATTCAACCTTTAGAAGAAGGTACCCCAGAAGATTAATCTATAGAATATGTATAATAATGCTAGGCCTCTTAAGCCTGTGAGTGAAAGAGATGCTCTTAAAAAAGCACTCTACAAAATGAAAGCTAGACGCAATGGTGAATTAAAATCATTGAAGACAGCTTGGTTGAATTTTAATAATGCTTTTTGTGATGGTCTAGAATGGAGAACTATTACAGTTGTTGGTGCAAGGCCAGGAACAGGTAAGACTTTATTTATGGAACAATTGGTTAATGATGTCATTAAGTTGAATCCTGACCAAAAGTTCAGAATATTAAAGTTTCAGTTTGAGATGCTAGATGAGACAAATGGTATTAGAAAATTGTCTATGAATGTTGGTTCTGATTACAATACTCTGATGAGTAAGGATATGCCTATTGACAAAGGTATATATCAAAAGTGTGTTCAGTTTTATGAAAGCACAGAAAGTTATGATATAGTAGATGTTGTGTATGATCCATGTACAGTGGAAGAGATGTGTGCTACTATTCATGCTTATATGGAGCAATTTAAAACAGAGGATGGTTTTGTAAATACTTTAGTTACTGTTGATCACTCAGCTTTATTTAAACTTGGTGGAAAGTATAAAGATAAGTTTGAGATGTTAAATGCTTTTGGTGAAGCCCTTACAGAAATGAAGAAGAAGTTTCCAGTGGCTTTCTTAGTTCTTAGTCAGTTAAACAGAAATGTTGAAACTATAGAAAGAGCAAAAGATGGTACATATGGAAATTATATTCTTGACTCTGATTTATATGGTTCTGATGCTTTATTACAACATGCTGATGTTGTGTTAGGTATTAACCGTCCTTTTAACAGAAGAATTAAATTCTATGGTCCAGAAAAGTATATTATCAATGACCCGGATCTTTTAGTATTTCATATACTAAAATCAAGAAATGGTTTCATGGGTATGAACTTTTATAAATTGGACAGAGCTGCTATGAGAATTGTTGAAACTGATCCACCACCAACATCATCACATTAATTTTAAAATATGTATAACAGAAAAGAAAAAGAAAAAGAGTTGATGGAACATCACTCTGGTTATCTAGACAAACTGAGTTCTAGTTACCAATTTACTGCAAAGACTGCTTTTTACAGCAAGGGTAAATTTGGAAGACAGATTCAGTTATTTGAAAATGAATTAAATAAGGGTTCTGATATTTATTTAGAGTTGGTAGATATTGTGAGGGATGGAAGAGGTGTAGAAACAGATATGGTTCCAATGTTTTGGGAAAGACCACTATTTAAATGCAGATACAATCCTTATTTTAAAGAGGAGTATGAAGTTAAAGTTTCTACAAATTCTAGAGGAGAAGAATACTCTGCTTATATTATACCTACCTCAGAGTTGGTATGTGTAAACAAGGGTTCTGATGAAATTCCTTATAATGAGTATGAGAAGAACAGAACAACTGAGCCAGTAGAGCAAAAGAAGTTAAGTGTTTTTCCAGACTTTGAAGAGGAGTTTATTCCCAAACTAAAAGATGTAGAAAGCTCAGATGATATATCTGCTATATTATTAGAGATTGCAGCTGGATTTCAGAAACTTGCGGTAGCATTTAAAAACAAATAACATGGGTATAGTACTTCCAACTAAAAAAGTAAAAGCTGATAGAATTAATCCTAAAAGATTAATTATCTATTCTAAGCCTAAAACTGGTAAGACAAGTGCATTTGCTGGTCTTGATGGTAATTTGATTATTGACTTAGAAAATGGTGCAGACTATGTTGAAGCCATTAAAGTAAAAGCAAATAATCTACAAGAGCTCAAAGAGATTGGTAAAGCAATTAAAGAAGCTAACTATCCATACAAGTATGTTACAATTGATACTGTAACAGCTTTGGAAGATATGGTTATGCCGCTTGCAATTAATCTATATAAACAAACACCAATGGGTAAGAATTATTCTGGAGACAGTATTCTAACACTACCAAATGGTGCGGGTTATTTATATGTTAGGCAAGCATTCTTTCAAGTTTTAGATTTTATTGATACATTAGCACCCCAAATTATTCTATCTGGTCACATTAAGGACAAGCAGGTAGATGATAAAGGTGAGATGGTTATGTCTGCAAATATTGATTTGACAGGTAAAATAAAATCTCTAATTTGTGCAAATGCAGATGCTATTGGTTATATGTTTAGAAGAGGTGAACAAACTATTCTAAGCTTTAAGACTAATGAAGAAGTGACTTGTGGTGCAAGACCTGAGCACTTGAGAAATGAAGAAATAGTAATTTCTGAAATGGTAAATGGTGAGCTAATTACTCACTGGGAAAAAGTGTATAAATAATAAACAATAACAAAATGGGATTAAGTACAAAAGATCTAGTAAGTGAAGGTGGTGGTGGAATAGCAAAAACTATTGCACCGGGTAACCACACATTAAGAATTAACAGCATGGTATTAGAAGACTTTCAATTTATTGATGGTGCTAAACACTTAATACTAAATGTTGAGACAGAGCCAATTGAGGGGTTTGAAGGTTTTCTAATTGATAAAGATGATGAAAGCAAGGGCAGATACAAGGGTCAAATTGGTAGAGTGAAAGCTAGTCAATATGCATATGCTGATGGACAGACTAAGTCTGGAATTAAGATTCAGAGAGATAGATCTTTGATGATGTTCTTGGCTAACTTGTCTAAAGCAACTGGCATAATGCAATGGTTTGAAGAACAAGATAATAAATTTAACAGCATTGAGGAGTTTGTAAAGAACTATAGCGCAAATGCTCCAATTAAAGATAAATATCTAGACTTCTGTGTTGCCGGTAAAGAATATGAGAACAAGTCTGGTTATACTGCATATGACATGTGGTTGCCAAAAGCTGAAAACAATAAGTATGCTTATGGTGAGGAAGGTTCTGATAGAATCCTTAAGTATGATGAGGCTAAACACCTTAAGAAACTTGAGGTAAAACCAGTAGATAATTTTGGTGATGATGATGATTTTCCAACACCTGGAAAAACATCTTCTGACTTTAGTTTAGATTAACAGCTCCTACATAATGGGGAGTTAGTCTAGCTCCCCTTATGTACTAAATTGGGTTGCTATGATTTCTACAAAAAACTTAATATGTGATTTAGCTGATGTTCCAAGAGAATGGGCATTTGAACACTATCTGAACCTTACAGAAAAACTTACAGGCCAAGATATTAAAATGAAGTCAGTATTTAATATACGGGAGAAGACACCTTCTATGTGTATTTATATTGACAGAAATAATATCTATAAGTTTAAAGATTTTTCTTCAGGTATTGGTGGTGATGCAATAAGCCTTGTCCAAAATCTATTTAATTTACCTACTAGAGGTTCCGCAAGTTATAAGATAATTGAAGACTATAACCAATATGTTTTAACTAATGGTTGTAATACAATAAGATCTTATAAACAGCACAGTAAATTTAAAGTTACTGATTATGAAATGCGGCATTGGAATACTCTTGATCAAAAATATTGGATGGGATTTCACATTGGTTCTAGATTATTATCTAGATATAATGTTGTTCCATTAGAATATTATATAATGACAAAGACAGATGAAAATGATGTTGTGTCAAGTATAACTATCAAGGGTAATTATATCTATGGGTATTTTAGAGAAGACGGGACACTCTATAAGATTTATCAGCCAAAGGTTAAAGAGAGTAAATTTATCAAGGTAAGAGATTATATACAAGGTACAGAACAATTAGTATTTGATAAACCTTATTTGATTATAACATCTTCCCTTAAAGATCTGATGGCATATCAAAAACTAAAGATTAGCAATTCAGAAGCAATTGCACCAGACAGTGAGAATACTATGATACCTGAGAACATAATGAACAGCATTAGTTCTAAGTATCAGAAAGTGTTTGTGTTGTTTGATAATGATGAGGCTGGTA